CCATTGATATACGACCCCGCTGTGAGTACTACTACTTATAGGCGTGTGTCTGAGAAAAGTGGTTATGTGGGGACTGTGCCTGATGCAAACATTGCGCTATCTGCTTACGGAAGATTGTGGGTAGCGACTACAGCATCCAACAATTCAACTGTGTCATTTAGTGATCTGACTGCGGGGCATATTTGGGCTACTGGTACTGCTGGTAGTCTAGATGTCTCTAGGGTGTGGCCTAACGGCTCAGATGAGATTACGGGTTTGGCGGCACACAATGGATTCTTGTTTATCTTTGGTAAGCGTCAAATCTTGGTTTATGCCAATGCAACCACTCCGTCCACGATGTCCTTGAGCGACACAATCGAGGGTATAGGTTGTATTGCTAGGGACAGTATTCAAACAACGAGTACAGATGTTTTGTTCTTGTCTAACTCTGGTGTCAGATCGTTGATGAGAACAATTCAAGAGAAGTCTGCGCCTGAGAGAGACTTGTCTAAGAACATACGTAATGACTTGATGGGAACTGTTGCGGGCGAGACGTTAGCCAACATTAAGTCTGTTTACTCTGAGAGACAAGCGTTTTACTTGTTGGTAACTCCAAGCATTGACACTACATGGTGTTTCGATACAAAGGCTTTCTTGCCCGATGGTGCGGCAAGGGTTACAACTTGGGACTCTATTACACCAAAATCTTTGCTCTCTAAGAGAGATGGAAGTTTGTTGGTTGGACAGAATGGTTATATTGGCTTGTATAACACCTACCAAGATTACAACGAAGCGTATCGCTTTTTGTACTACACAAACCATGCTGACCTTGGTGATCAGAATGTAACTTCTATTTTGAAGAAGTTATCGATTGTGGTGATTGGTGGAACAAACCAAGACGTGACATTTAAGTGGGGCTTTGACTTTAAGACCAACTATTTGTCAGATAACGCAAGTATTCCAGAGCAGGATGTTTACTACTATGGCATTGCTGAGTATGGCGCAAATGCGACTACTGTTGCGTACTACTCTGATGGCGTTGCTTTGCAGACATTGAATGTTTCTGCGTCTGGTGCGGGTAAGGTTGTACAAACAGGGTATGAGGCTGACATCAATGGCACAGCCTTGTCTATACAGAAAATTGAAATTCAAGCCAAACGTGGCAAAGTAAGTTAAAGGAGATTATCTTGTCAGACTACACAAAAAGCACGAACTTTGCTACCAAAGATAACCTATCTTCTGGCAATCCTTTAAAGATTGTCAAGGGTACAGAGATTGATACAGAGTTCAACAACATTGCTACGGCTGTTGCGACCAAGGCAGATTTAGCATCTCCCACATTTACTGGTACGCCTACATTGCCAACAGGCACGATTGCGGTTACTCAAAGTTCTGGAAGCAATACAACTACGATAGCAACTACTGCTTTTGTACAGGCGGCAATTGCTTTGCTTTATCCTGTTGGCTCTATCTACACAAATGCAACGTCAAGCACAAATGCAGGGACTCTGCTTGGCTTTGGTACTTGGACAGCCTTTGGTGCAGGTCGTGTTCCTGTTGGCTTTGACTCTGGCAATGCCTTGTTTGACAGCGCAGAAGAAACTGGTGGTAGCGCAGATGCTATTACTGTAAGCCACACCCATACGGCTACATTTACGGGTACTGCAATGGGTACTCATAGACATTATGTTGGCTCTAATGACTCAACAGCAAATGATGGTGGTGACGCTGGTAATAGAGAGTTTGTTAGAAATGCTGACTCTGGCAATGGCCCTGCTACTTACACAAATTATGAATCTGCTGGAACTCCTGCTGGTTCTATTTCTGTTGCTTCTGCTGGTTCTAGTGGCACAAATGCCAACTATCAGCCATACATAACTGTCTATATGTGGAAACGCACAGCATGATTACGCATCACTTCTCTGATGGACTGTATGCCAAAGAAACGGCATTTACTGCGGGCGAGGCTATCTTAAAGCACACCCACAATTACAGTCATTTGTCTATTTTGGCAAAGGGTAAGGTTGCTGTATTGCGTGGCGATGAGATTCACATTGTTGATGCACCAGCGTGTATTGAGATAAAAGCGGGTCTGAATCATGGCGTTAAAGCGATTACAGATTGTGTTTGGTTTTGTATCCATGCCACAGACGAGAAAGACCCGTCTAATGTGGATAAAGTTTTGATAAAGGGGAAATGATATGCCTGCTTATATTGGTGGAGCAATGGTTGTTGGCGGATTATTGCAAGGGCAATCCGCTCAAAAAGCGGCTCAGGCTTCTGCCGCCGCGCAATTAGAGTCCGCACGAATAGCGGCAGAAGAATCACGTTTCCGACCCATTGGTACGACAACTCGTTTTGGTTCATCTCAATTCCAGTTTGGGCCAGAGGGAAGGTTGTCGGGTGCTGGCTACACAGTATCTCCTGAACTACAACAATATCAGGATCAGTTACAAGCCCTATCGCAACAACAAATACAACAGGGCTTAATGGCTCCACAACAGTACGCTCCTTTGCAAGGTGCGGCTGGAGGACTATTCAGTCTTGGTCAACAGTATTTGGCTCAAACTCCTGAACAAGTAGCGCAACAATACATATCGCGACAGCAAGACTTACTTGCGCCTAGTCGTGAAAGACAGTATGCACAAGTGCAAAACCAACTCTTTAATACAGGGCGTGGTGGTTTGTCAGTAGGTGCAACGGGATTGCGTCCAAGCGGAGGCATGGGGCTTAGTGCGGCTAATCCTGAGATGGAAGCCTATTACAACGCATTGGCACAACAAGACTTACAACTTGCGGCTCAAGCACAAGAGGCTGGTCAACGACAAACTGCATTTGGTGCAGGGTTGCTTGGCTCAGGCTCACAATTGCTTGGTCAATATCAGGCTGGTCAAGTTGGCGCATTGTCACCATTCCAAACCTCTCTTGGCTTGGGTGGAACTATTGAACAAATGGGTCAACAAGGGCTTGAGATTGGTAGTGCGTTAGGTGGTAGGTCTGCTACTGCTGGCGCTAACGTTGGAAGGTCTTTGCTAGAGGGTGGGCTGGGCGCGGCAAGAACAATGCAAGCCGCTAATGCCTACAACCCATTGGCTAATATCTTACAAGGTGCGGGAACTAATCCGTATTTGTATGATTATTTAAGAAGCAGACCACAAACAAATAGTTTTGGTAATGTTGTTTATAACCCAGCAACCATGAGTCCAAATACTCAATATGGTTATGGCGTAGGTAGTTTGTTGTCAGGCACTTCTGGTATTGGAGACTAATCATGGCAGAATCAATCGTGGGCGGATTATTTGGTATGACTCCTGAGATGTACCAAAGAGATCAAAATATATTGGCTTTGAAGCAAGCGGCAGAATTAGGACAGATGGATCCTTTTGCATCTGCTCGTACTAGCCTTATCTATGGCGGAAGACAGTTGGGTGGTGCTATTGCTGGTGCATTAGGTGCTGAAGACCCACAGTTACAAAGAATATCTCAATTCCAGAACTTGGCTAGTCAGTCTGATTTAACTACGCCTGAAGGAATTGCTAACCTTGGAAAACAATTACTTCAACGTGGTGATACAGGAAGAGGCATGGCTCTTATCCAGAGAAGTCAACAGTTGGCTCAAGAACAGGCTCAAACTAAACAAACTGTTGGACTCCAGCAAGAACGTGAACGTAAAGCACTTGAAGAAACAAATGTTAAGCGTTCAAGGATGCAGGCACTTATGGATTCTGGTGCGGCTAAAACAATGGACGAAGCGGCGGCTATTGCCTCTAATGATCAGTCATTTCAAGTAGCAATGAATCTAACAAAAATGACACCTGAACAACAGTTAGATAGAGACATTTTGCTTGCGGCTCAAAAAGCACATCCTAAGATCGGAGTGGGGTTCAATCTATTGAAGCAAATGTTGGCGATATAAATAGATTTACACAAGCATTAAAAGATAAAGAAATCAAGTTTGGTATTGGTCAAAACATATGGGACACTTTGAGCACAGTCGTAGGCTCTTCAACTGAAAGTGCAAAACTTAAAGCAGATTTAAGAGCAACTATTGAAGGCATGAAAAACACAATATTGAAAGAAAATACTGGTGTTCAAACAGACCAAGATGCAATTAGGGCGGCAAACGAATTATTAACAGACTTTGATAAATTAGACGCTTCTGTTGTAGAACGAAGGCTTGATAATTTAAGCAAGAAATTTAATCTTGCATTAGAAAATAGAAAACGTAGAACAGATCAATACTATCTTGAAAATAAAATGGAGCCTGTTTATGGCACGGGTGGAATCCGTGGTGGTAAATCCACGCCTTCAAGTGGAACGGGAGCATCTCCTGCATCAAGAAGGGATGAGTTACTTAAACGAGCAACTCCAGAACAGCGCAAACAACTTGGTTTAAATTAAGGAATAACTATGGCTCTCACAGCAGATGAGTTTGAAGAACTCAAGTCCTTAATTGGTGGTGGCACACAG